CCTTCTGGGCCTTTAGGGAATGTGCCTGATTCACGGTCGTAAAAACTGTGAATAAATTCTGCAAGTTCTTGGACATTGAGCTTCTGGTGTTCCATGTCTGGACCATCGGACTCTTCCTGTGGCGCTTCCGGTGCAGTTTGGTCACCTCCTTGGGCTGCTGCCGGCGCATCGCCTGCTGCTGGTTCGGGAGCAAAATCACCAAAGTCTAATGATTCAATAACTTCGGGAGCATTTGCTTCTAACCAGTCTCTGACCAAACCTCTTACTTCAACGTTTGGATCATCTCTACTAGCTTCTTTGATTTGCTTGTATAGTTGCGGGTCTTCGATAATACCTTTTAGACTTTCGATAGCATTACTGCCATCAACGCCTGCAGGAAATTCCTGGCCTACTAATGATTGTAGATCTTGTACCGCTGCCTGTTGTTCTTCTGGATCTTCGCTGACAATAGCACTGTTTTCGCCTAGAGCCATTACCCATGATTCAAAACGACCAAATTCATCTTCTGTGGTTACTGCATCTAGATCTTCGTTTGCTTCTTGATCTTGTTTTGTCATTTCGACTATGTCGTCATAGCCTATTTCGTTTTCCTTCATTAGTCTATACAGAACTGGGAATACGCTTTTGATATCTTCTTTGAAATTCTTTACTGTAAATTTTTCAGTGAAATCTTCAACTACTTCTTGTGGAACTTCTAATGTCTCTTGTGGCTGGAATGTTTCTTTGTAAACTTCGTAGTGGCTTTGTTTGCTTAGTCTTGCCAATTGCTCACGCATCATGTTTAACTGTTGTTGGCTACGTTCTACAATATTGTTTGTTTGATTGTTCATTAGATCGTTACGGTTAACATAATTGCCAAAGCTCTTTAACTGTGCAATTTGTTCACTCATACCAATAATGCTTTTGCCTAGGTCGTCGTAGGGTACACCACCGTTGGCCACGTGACGTTGCATTGCACGAGCACCAGCTAGGTGAATAAAAGGATATTTAAATCTTTCACCATCTTGATTTTCAACAAACAAAGCATTGATGTTTCTGCTTCTTGCACCAGGACTCATGTCATCTGCTAGTGCTGTGCTGTGTTTGATAATTAGACGTGTGTCCATTAATTTTTGGTAACTTACGGTTTTAGATCCGTAGAGCTGACTTTCACTCATAATGCTTTCTCCGACAGGTAGTATCACTGTATTTGGTTGTTGTTTAGGTTGATTGTTTTGACTTAGAAATTCATAGTCTCTACGATCCAAATTGTCTTTGGCAATGTCTCTAGTATCAAACGCCATTAATCGACGTTTAGCAAATGATCTTAATTCTTTTAAAAATCCATACCAGTTGTTCTTTTGCAGAGTATCCATGCTTTCAGTAATACCTGTACTGAAGTAAACTTTCATCGAATTCTGTTCTGCTAAACTAATACTAACATGCCCTATGGGCTTTTCACCCTCCATGTAGTCAAAGTCAAAGAATCTTGCCTCTTCGGGGTTGATGGTAATCATGCCAGTTTCGTTGCCTAATTTTAGGCCTTTAAAACGGCTACGTATTTTGTAGAATAAATCTGTGGCAATGTTGTTTGTTGCATCCATAGTTATATTTATCAAAAGATGCCAGTGCTAATGAATATGGGCATGGGCATCTGTTCTTCGGATATCTTCTCAGTCATTTTATCATAGATGTGCGGATCCCAATCTGCTAGTACTTCAGCCATACGTATAATCAGCAGTGTAGAACTAACTAGATCGTCATGTTCCCCGGATTTTGCTTTAAATCCAATTCCCGATGCTACAAATGTTTTTAATTCTGAAATCAAGGGCTTAGAGAATATCTTCATTTTATGCGTTTCCAGCATGTTTTTAAGCTGGCTACAGGCAGTAATCTTTGAACGATGTGTTGTGTTAAATCCTTTGCGGAATTTACGTATATGTCCTTTGCGTATAGGTTCGCTTAGAAACAGGCCATGGAAGTTTTCTTCACCTAAGTCGCTGATAACAATTAGTGCTGCTTCACCTATATTGTTGTTTTCTACACTGTAATATATTATAGGTTCGCCACCTTTTTCTACACCTCTATCGTGAATGTATTTTAGTATCTCACGCATGATTTTAACCTGTCCTTGAACAGGAGTGGTACTATGATGCCATTCTGCAACCTGTTCCATGCTAGGCATTTCAAAGACCTGTATAGCGCCAGGGTCGCCGCCAGTGCCTAGACTAGGATCAAGTGCTACTAGATATGTCGAGTGCGGACTAACGTCTTTATACCATCGAGTTTGACCCATAGTCATTGCGGGATCAACGCCTTTGAGTTCTGCTAGTTTAACAGCGTTTACTAGTGTTTCGTCATAGATCAAGAATTCACAGTCAAATTCTCGACGGAAACGTTCTTCTCCAATTTTAGCACGTTCAACTGATGCCCATGCATCATCACGATCAGGATGTTCTTTCCACTCAGCAAAGTAAGGAAAAAACCCGTTGACCCCTAGCTCTTGTTGGTTGCCAAACTCGTCAAAGTTTTTGTTAGCTTCAGTCCAAATCATAGCAAACTGATCTTCGTCACTGTTTGGAGTTGATGTAATGATAGCACGACCACCTGTTGATAGTGTGGGTGATAACGCAGTCCAGAATTCTTTGGCTTTTTCTGGTGGCTGCACGAACGCAAACTCATCGCAGTAGATCAATGAAAGAGATTTACCACGACCAGTGTTTTCTGTAGTTGTTGTTGCCTGTATACGAGCACCGTTGTCATATTCAATAGTGTTTCTATTATAGCTGATAACACCTGCACGGATAAAGTCAGGCAAGTTTTCATAACCGTAACGATATCGGTTCATAATATCCTGCGCACCTTCATACTTGTGAGCAGCAATCAATACCTGTGCCTCTGGTACAAACATAGTAAACCATAATAGATATCCGCAGGCACAGGTTGTTTTGCCCATCTGTCTAGGTAACATAGCAATCACGTCTTTGTGATTATGATATGCTTCGATTAATCGTACTTGGAATCCATAAGGTTCAAAGTCAATAGCACCACGAACCGGGTGCTGAATCTTTAAGAAGTTGGTCATGAAGTAAAGCGGACCTGTAACCGGATCCATACATGCCTCGAGATGTTTTACTTCCTCAAGTGTGTACCGCTCTTGCTTGTGAGCTTTCTTAATTAATACGCCGTCTAATGATTTTCCCATAACGTTATTTACTGAAAAAAATAGGCTCCGAAGAGCCTATTTGGGTTTTAGTTAATATTAACTATCGATAGTTTCTGCTGAGTCAACTAGAGTTACTGCAACATCTTTGTATACGTCAGCCAAACTGTCTGGCAATGTGACTGTCAATACTTCGTCGCCTTCAGAACTCAAAGCACCGTTCCATACACGCATACGCTTGGTATAATCAACTCTGCAAATAGCCTGAGCAATTTGGTATCTCAATGCTTTGGCTGTTGTATCTACAGTGATTGTACCGTCTGTGGTAGCAGTAAATTGATATGGGCTACCAATTTCTGCTCTGGTTCCGCCTAAGATAGCATCAGTTGTTCCAGCACCTACTGCGCCACCACGATCGTATCTTACTGTAAATTGTACTGCTGTTGGTTGGTTATCTGCTACTGTTGCGCCACCGCTGGTAAACTGCACATCTTGAATCTGTGCATCTGCATATTTTTGTAGATTCTCAACAATTGCTAAGAAACGCTGATGTCCTCTAGCCACACGTTTACCGATAGCATAGGTACTTGGCTTAGTGGCAAATGCGCTATGGTCCTGTGAATACACTGCACCGTTGTCGGTGCCGTCTGCTGTAGGATATGTTCCTGCGCCACCGCTTAATGTAATTACGACCTGATAAAATTCTGGACGTAGTTGGTTTGTGTCGTTCTTAAATCCTGACATTATTTCGCTCCTTTAGCTTCTGCTAGGCGTTGTTGTAATTCTGCACGAATGCTATTACGTAGAGCATCTTTGCTTTCGTAAGCACCTGCAGCCATTGGGTTGTCGCCGCGATATGGTTTACCGCTAAAACTTTGTTTTGGTTTGTTCATACCGCCAGCAAGTTTGTTAACCATATAGTCAACGTCTTTGTGTTGTTCGTCTGGTTGTGTTGTAGCGTCTTGAAAACCTTCTTCTTTTTCTTCGTCATCTGGCTTTTCGTCTTTCTTTTCCATGTCATGGTCGTCCATGTCATGGTCGCCGTCGCCGTCGCGATCTAAACCTTTGATTTCTGGTTTGTTCATCGCGTCAGGGCCAGGCATATCCATTGGCCCATCTTTTGGTTCGTCTTTGTCTAGATCTGGTAACATCTTTAAAGGACCCTTGTCTAGATCACCTAAATCACCAATGCCACTGATGCTAGGACCAGGAGGTGTTATGCTTGGCATAACTGAAATCTCTGGTGCTGATGGCTGATTAATCATGTCTGGATTTACTTTAGTCAATAACTTCATTAATTCAGAAATATCATCTAGGCCTTGTGCATTGATGTTAACACTCATGCTAGGCGGTGGAGTGTGTGGCTTGTCGGCCATTGACGGAGGCATGTTCCCCATCATTGGTTCACCGCACTCTTCTACCGGTGCTTCTACTACAGGTGCTGTTGGCGTGGGCTGATCTAGCTCACGCATCTTAGCCATTAAACTATTAAAATCCATTATTTACTCCCCATGGCGCTTTTAAGACCAGTCTTTTCACCTTTGGCCTTGGGCAGCTTGTATTCAGTTGGCCCTGATTCTTCTTTTTTACGTTGTTTTGCAGTCTTTTCTAGATCTTTCAAGAAAGTTCTGTTGAAGTCGTTACCAAAATAATCTTTGTGCTTGATTTTTGTAGCACCTTTATCTAGATCATTTTCGTCTAATATTGATTCACCACTTGGCTCGTCGTTGGCTAGTGTTTTTTGTTCTTCACTAGGTTCACCGCTGCCACGTACACGGAATACTGATTCTTCTAGGCCCATACACTTAATATCAAATATCAATTCTGGACTAGTTACTGGATATTCACAAACAACTTCAAATACATGAACTTCACAGTTTGACATTTCTGGAAAGTCCAGCGGTGTTGCTTGAATAGGTGTAGTTGCTAGCTTTTCAAGAGTCATTACGCCATACTCACCTAGTTGGCTTTTTAAATTCTTTTGAAAATTCTCTGGTAATTCGCCCGCAACTTTCACCTTAAAGCTGTAGACTTTTTTACTTTCGGCAAGATATTCTTTTAGAGTTTTCATAGTAGTATTTAGCTCTTTTGACCTAATTTCTTAAGGAGCTCGTTACGGTCTGTAATAACATAGCCCTGCCCATTTATAACATTATTTGGGTCTTCATTATTGTCTTTGTCAATTTTATATTTCTTAAGCTGTAGATCAATAGACTTTAGTTTCTTTTCAACTTTGTTTGTTTTTGCTGTGATAGCATGTCCAAGCATTGAACTAGCAACTTCAAAAATTCTGCTGCTGTAACGAACTTCTACATTCATACCTAGATCCATGAGATTATCATAGGCTTCTTCTGCTTTCTTGGCTAGATCATCTAGCTCATATTCTCCCATGTCTTCTAGTTCTTTAATAGCCGGCAAGCTCTGTGTTATACGCTCAACTTCAGCATAGCTTTCGTCAATACTGCGTACTTCACTGTGATCTTTTTCTGGAGGAGGTTCTTTGATATCTACCTCGGGCATGGGTTTTGCTTTTTCTTCTAGATTAAATAATTCTTCAAGTTTTTTGGTCATACTTTACTTATTTCCTCTGGCCGCCTTGATGGAAAATATCACCTTCGTTGACTATCCTAAAACGTACACCCTGTTGTTTACACCAAGCTGCGGCCGCTTCCCATTTGGCCATATTTTTAATATACTGTTGTTGGTTGTATAGACTTTTGCCTACATTTTCTAATTTGGTTTGACTTAAAGGTTTTACTTCAATTAGTTCTGCATGTTTTTTACCGTTACGGTCAACATAGACCACAAAGAAATCGGGAACATATATAGTGTACTTGCCAGTAAAGGGGTCCCTGTAGGGAATTTGAACACTTTCGCTGGCCCAGCTTTCAACTCCTTGATGCTCGTCTAGCATCTTCATCATAACAAATTCCCAGCTACTGCGAGCCAGAGGTACTTTTTTCCCAACATATTTGTCGGGATTCTTTACTTCAAATCGACCCTGTGCAAACTTAGCCATTATGCAGCGATGTTTCTAGTTTTTAACTCATCGTCAACCTTGCCCATTTTAAATCCTAGGGCACTGCTACTTGGTCTATTATTGTTGAGAATCTCTCCAACTAACGCACTTAATTTCATACCATCCATGCCTTTAAGTTGGTCAAGTAATTTAAATGCTGGAATGTTTTCAAACTTTGCTTGCCGTAGTACAACCATTGCTGTAATTTCAGCAGCATCTCGATCAAATCCCTGTCCTTGAAAAAATCCTATAGCTGCTTCAACATCAGTTGCTGAAAATTCTAAAGGAGCTTGTCCGTACTCGTCAAAAAATAATTTAGTAGCTGATGCACTGTCTTCAACTATCTTTGCAGGTAAATTTGTATTCATGTTTTATCCAAAGAATTTCTTTGCTGACGCAATAACTGATGATCCAGTAGAAACTGCTCTAGGGAACATACTGCCTGCAAAACCACCAATGGTATTTACTATTCCACCAATTGCCGCAGGACTACTAATGACCTGTCCTAGCTCTCTTGCTATACCATCTTTTGATAGCGATTTAATATTGTTATATGTGTTAACTGATTTAATAGCAGTGCTTAAAAATCCTTGAGGACTATCAAAGGTTGAACCACCAGCTACATCACCAAATACACTTTCAATACCAGCCAGCGTTCCGCCGTCTCCGAACAATGCTGAAGTGCCGCCACCTTGAATACTCAAAGGACTTGGTGCCGTATCGTAATGTAGTGTAGCAAATCCTTTAGGACTGTTTGTTGTGACTTTACCAGAAGTATACTGTACTGCTTCATATTGAATTGACATGGAACTTTCAATAGTATCACCTTCTGCATAGGAAACATTTCCATGTGTCCAATTTTGTATTCTTGGATTTACTAAAGTATATCCATTAAATCTACTGCGACTCATTGTATAGATGCTAATGCTTTTAAAGAAGTCAACACTCTTGTCGTTATCTAGACCGTATCTCCAATTGTCTTTGACTCCGCTTGGACGATAATGTAAATTCTCCCAGGCAGCACTAGGTTGTGTTCTATCTTTGATATAGGTGCTGTAATAAATTCCCCACATTGAATTTACAATACCTGCATTGTCGTCATGCATGGTAATATTAACAGAATCATATGTTATAGATTTATAAAGTAATTTTTTTCTATTATACTGATTTTTAGTAACAGTATCAAAAGTATACTTTGGAAGTTCAGCGGTCTTACATAGTAAGGCAACTTCTTGTGAGTGTTTTTGAGTAAAGGCTAGAGAATTATGACTGTACGGATCTATTTCGAATACCACATAAAAAAGAAACTTGTGCCTAGGTGCTAGTCTAAATGTATCGTCAACAAAAATCCTAGTGGCATGTTGCCAGTTGGCCATGTTTCCTTTGGGTTTTAGTATGCCTCCTACTAGACCCTGAAAGAAATTGCCGTCGCCTAAAAGATATCGTGTGAACTTATTTGCCATACAATTATTTATGTCACAAAAAAACCCGGTATAAAACCGGGCTGTTTTGAATCAATTAAGATTAAGCTGCGCCTGGAGTTAGACCAGTGATAGCTTGTGTAGCTGCTTGACGTCCAACTAGTGTACCAACTCCAACTGTACCAGCTTCGTGTAACATGTTATCGAAACGAATTGTCATTGCGATCGTTGCTACTTCGTTAGTACCGTAGTTTAGATCACCGTAGTCAGTGTTTTGTAGGAAACAACCAAAGCACTCAAATGTTTCAAGTACTTGTGGGCCTAGTGTACCGTTGCCGCCATCTAGTACTTCAACACGAGTTGTAAACTTATAGTCAATACCGCTACGTGCAGAAGCCTGCTCCATGAAGTCGAATTGTTTCTGAATCTGCTGACCAACTAGCTTGGTAACATTACCGCTTGCGTCATCACGGACGTTTAAAGCCAGTGTTTCGAAAGTGTACTTGCCACTTAGGTAGATCTTGGAGTTGTAAACAGGAACTTCAATTTCTTCAAAAGCAACTTTAGGTCTTGTTACGTCGATTACCTGCTTGGTTAGTTCAGTACTAGCCTGTGTTCCGAAGCCAAGCAATGTCACTCTGAAGCGATACTTCAGTTTAGGCATCAACATGCCCTGGTTTGTACCAGGACCTGCTGGGTTGATAGAATAATTATTTAATGATGTAATTGGCATTTCTTTGCTCCGTTAATTAAATTTCACCAGTGTTCTTGATACGCACTGGGATGTAGATGAATTCAACTGCCTTAACTGGTTCAATCGCAATATCAACATACAACTCATTGCTGTCAACTCTGCTTGGAGTATTGTTAGACTCGTCGCAAACTACAGCGAAGTCATATAGAGCACGTAGACCAACTAATTCAAGCAACAAGCTCTCTACTGCACCTTTGATTTCATCGCGGGTGATAGAGTCGTTTGGCTCAAACACATATGGACGAGCTAGTTTTGATAGCTGGCTTCTTAGATATACAACTAGACGAGCTACGTTGATTCTATCTAATGCGCTGGCATTTCTAGCACGAGTCTTCTGACCGTATGCTACCAATCCTACTCCAACAAAGAATGGAATTGGGTTTACTTTGAGATCGTATAGAACGTCTCGTGTACCTTGGTTCAATGCCACTGTTTGGAATTCTCCGCTCATTGCATCGATGTAACCAACGCTGGTTGCGTTAGTAATACCACCACGTCTTGTACCTGCTGGAGCAAACCATGGGTAAGAAACTTGGTCGCTTAGTGCGTATGTTTTCAACATCATGTGTGATGCTGGAACAACTGCTGGCGCACCGCTTAGATCGTTTGAGTAACCGTTTGGATAGTAAACTGCACAGTACTCATCATAGCTAACAATACCTGCGTCGCCGTTGTCTGTTACTAGAGCAGCATTAGTACCCCAGTTCAACAAACTTGTAGCATCGCTTTCTAGACGCAATGGTGTGTCACCGATAACAAACGCTGTCATGCCACGGTCAATGTTCAAGCTGATCAAGTTCTGTAGTGTCTCTGGATATCCAGGAGCTGCAATCAAGTTGAAGTTTCTACGCTCTTCATCACGAATTTCTTGGCTGCTGTCAATAACTGCTTTCATAGCCTGTACAACAACTTTACGTTGTGCGTGACGTCCAAAGCTGCCGGAACCGTCTTCGTTGTTACCGCTTTCTGTGGTCCAACGATCTGGCCAATAAGAACCTTGGCTCTGTCCTGACTGATAGCTTAATCCGCTTGGGCTACGTGAGTTGTCATAACGAGCATTGTCGTCATTAACATTGATATAGTTGTTTTGATACTTCTTAACGTTACCGCCGCTAGCACGTAGGTTCCATAGCAACATACCTTTTGGATATAGTGCTGGATCTGGAGCATCTGTGTCTAGGAAGTTGCTTGCTAACAGTTCAGCAATTGTTCCGCTAGGAGCAACTGTTGCCGAACCACCGCTTGTACCTTGACGAGCGTCGGCAAACAAAACGCCTTGATCAGTGATTTGATCTGTTTTGTCAACTAATTTCCATTCTAGGTTTAGTCCGTCATATTTGTAAATTGTTGGGAAGTCTTCCATGTTAGCTGTGCTAATCCATAGATCACCGTTTACAAGACTTGTACCATCGCTTTGTTTTGTTGGCTGTGAAGCTGCAACAATAGGACCTGCTGGGTCAGTCTTTAATGCTGCTGAAGCATTGTAGTATGGGCTTGTTGCAGTTAGGTAACCAACCCATGTGCTGCCGTTGTGAACCATGATGTCAACTTCAGCAAAACTGTTGTTGTACCATAGTTGACCATCCATTGGCTCGTTTAATGGAGCATCTGGACTTGCTGCAAAACCCATGTTGCTTTCATCTGCTAGAGGCATCCAGTTAGTGATGATGTAGTCTTCTGGAGCTTCTAATGGTGCTGTGTAGAAGTTAACTGTGCCTGCACCTGTTACAATGTTGTGAGGTGTAAACAATGCCGCTACAGGGTTTCCTGTACCGCCCGCATCAGTTAAACGAATCTCACCACCTGCTTTGTGTGTCAACGTAATTGTGTTATCTGCTGTAACTGCTGCTTCAATGTGATTTGTAACTGCGTTACCATCTGTATCATTCATTGAAATAGAATTAATAGCCGCTGCAAGTGTTTCAGCATCTGTTGTTGCTGCCGCTGCTGTGAAACTAACTGTAGTAGCTGCTGAAAGTGCTAGGCTACCTTTGATAGTTTGCTTGATAGTAAATGTCTTAGAACCAGCACTAAATGTACTTGCTGTAATTGCAGCTGATTCTGCAACAGTAGCACCAGTTGTTGAACGTCTCCATAGACGGAAGCTGGCTTCGTTGAAAGTTGTATCACGAACGTCTGGTGCTTCATCAACACCTACGTAGCTGAACTGCTCTTCGCCATTAGACTGAACATAGATACTGTCCATTGGAATGTTTGCGCCACCACCACTACGATCTAGGTAATAGTTAGCTGCTGCGCCACCTGCATAAATTGGAGCATCATAAGCTACCCATGCACCAGTTGCAGAATTCCAACGCTTGACTCTCCAACGAGCACCTTCGCCTGGCTCAGAAGCCTTGATCCAAACAGAACCTGTTGGCTTTGGCTCGAGGTCAGCAGTTTTCCATTCTGGAACACTGGTGTGTGGAGTGATTTGTAATGTTGGGGGGAAGTATTCACCTGCTTTAATACCGATATCGCTGGCTGCTACGCTGGCTGCAATAATATCGCCAGTAGCGCCTGCGGCTAAAACAATACTACCAGAACTAGTAGAATCACCTAGTCCTTCTGTAGCACCGTTGCTGTAGAAGTAAATTTTGTTATTGACTAGTTTAGCGTATACACCAGAACTACCACCCATTGCTGTGTTGATATCGCTTACTAGGCTTGCTGGAGTTGTACCTGTTGCAGTAATTAATGTACCGTTTAGATAGAAATTATCACTAACTGACCATGCACCTGTGCCTGTAACAGTCTTAGAAGTAGCTGTTGGCCAGCTTGCTGCCCAACCACCGCTACCAACCTTAACCCATGTACCTGCTGCTACTAGACTACCGCTTTCGTTGTAGCCGCCGCCTGGGCTCTTGTAGAACATTCTTGCAAGTTCTTTGTTAACTGTACCTGTTTCAAATACAACAGCGTAGTCGCCGATAGATCCAACGGAACCTTTTGGTGCGTTAGATGTAATTTTTTTTGTTGCGTCTGCGTCAGTAAGAACGATCGGTTCTTTCATTGTGAAACTTTGACCGCCTGTTGTATCACCGGCTGCTCCGTTCCATTCAAAAATACCATATGATGTGCCGCGGGTATCAACCCACCATGCACCGTCATCCGGCTCACTGCCTGGCTCAACTGGTGTGCCTTCTAGTTCGCTTAGATTTACATCAGCACGTACAATGAATGCACTTGCTGAAACACCTAGGTAACTGTACGCAGCCAATAGTCCGTATTCATTGCGTTCACTACCATGAATTGGTGTGTTGCTAGGTGTCTTTTCAAAGAAAGGTACACCGAACAAATCGCCTACGTCTTTCTGACTTGTTAGTCTAAATGCCTTACCAGCATTTGCTTTTGTTGTCGCAGTAGCAGTACCTGTGCCTGCTCCATTGCTCTTATCTTGACCTGTGGCTACAACGATAAGAGGAGTCGTACCAGGTTCAGCTGGTGTGTAAAAGCTCTCATCAATTATCGTAACTTGTACGCCTGGGGAAACTAGTGCCAT